ATACAAGTGGCGACGTGTTCGAGCCTCTCTATTGGCTAGACATCAGGGTAACACCGAAAACGCCAACAGAGTATCATACGAGCCTTGGAGTCAAGAGGGAGAAACGCCACTTAGCCGAACTTCAGAAGTTCTTTGAGTTCATCGAGAACAACAAGCGAAATCTATTCGATCTTTGTGGAATCAAGGGAGAGCTGCAATGAAATCTCTGACATTATCGTTAGACATTTCGACTACTGCGACAGGTTGGGCCATATTTCACGGCTCTGAACTTGTCCAGAGTGGTGTCTTAAAGCATAAAAGCAAGTCATTCTTTGAACGTGGGCGGTTCATGGCTAGTGAATTGCGAGCGATTCAATCAAGGGCGCTCCAGAAGTACGACTGCCATTTTGAATCGATTGTGGTCGAGAAGAACTCGGTAATGGGGCCAAATCAGCAGTCTATGATCAGTATTGGAATTGTTACAGGTATCATTCTTGGCAGACTGATTGCTGACAATGTGTACTTCGTGAACGTGTCGACCTGGCGCAAGTATTGGAAATTTAGCTATAAGGACCGAAGTAAAAAATCAATGAAGCTACAGGCCGTTGCTAAGGTGTCTGATGAATTCGACCTGAACGTTAAAGACGATGAAGCTGACGCTATCCTGATTGGTTCATATTTTGTAAACCATGGCCAAGAATTTGGAAATCTGGAAAACCACAAGGTAAGTTGAGGAGTTAGAA